CTCGGAACTGGCGGAAGATGCTTGGTTGAGTAAGGAGCAGGTGAACGCTGCGTTGATCAAATCGGAAAAGGGGAAGGTGCGAATCGCTGTATCTGGGGACTTGTACACATACTTGCAAATGTCGTACGTCGTTTGGCTCATGAATGGTTGTTACAAGGGGTGGACTGGTTCAACAATTGAGGAGAGCGTGGGTGCGGAGACAGATCGCATATGCAACATGCTGAAATTGACCGCCACCAAAGTTTCCCTACCTTTTGACTACTTGGGCTTCGACCATCAGCCCACCACCCATGAACTGAAAAAGATTCATAGCTTATTGAACTCAATGGCCAGGCTGAACGTCCCAGATGAACACAGATCTTCTTTTGATCAGTGGGCTGTAGGCATTGTAAACGGTTTTGATTCGGCGACGTTGAGTTATGCCACTAAGGAAGGGAGGCAATCGGTTAAGGTGACTGGTGGCCTAATGTCTGGTTTGAGGACTACCACGATAGCTGGTAATGCTTGGAATAGCATTATGACTGCGGCTGTTGTGGACCTTCTTACAGCCGTGGGTATACCCATTGGCAGCCTACAGCGCTTCATTCGTGGTGATGATAGTGCGATATTTCTTGACGATGAGCGTGTGGGCTGTTTGTTTGCTTGGGGCTACAAAATGTTAGGGGTGAAAACAGTCGCTGGCAAATATGGCCTATGGCAAGGTGTGATGGAATTCTTGAGGATACGATTTTCCAGCCGTGGTGCCGTGGGATATCCTGTACGAGCCTTAACCACTCAACGTAAGCCTTGGTCGTCCCAAGCGATGTCGGAACTTGCGCCATTGCGCCAGATACGGGAGTCGGTTGATACTCTGAGAAGACGTGGCTTGGATTGTTCAGTGTGGTATGACGCTGTGGAGGCCGTTTGGTGTCATAAAAACCGATTTCCAAGGTGGACGCTGTCAGTTCCAATGGCTCTTGGTGGTTTTGGCATAGGATCGTGGAACATGGAGGATAGCGTCCAAGGTCGCCTAGGTTCGTTGAATCCACGCGATTCGGTGCGCATCAAGACCACCTCTAATGATCGTATGAGGTTGGCTACACAGTGGTGTTCGTCACATAACGTAGATGTGAGTTTATCGGCCATCCAGGACGTGGTAACCGCCGAAGCATGTTCCGTCTTGTCAGGCGATGATATTCCAACGGTATCTACTTCGACTCGTTGGGCATGGAAGAAGCTTGTCGCCAAATGGAGGCCGGTTAAAACTCGACACAAATATGATATTCCCAAGCTGATTTTGCCTGCGCCTCAACCTGCCGACTCAGGCAACTATCGGCTGTTACAGGTTCTTGTCAAAAGTAATATCAGCACGTATGGCGAGTTTCGCCATTTGGCCCCAATCGTCGACCGTGCCGCCTCGTTCTTGGCCGCTGATCGTCGGGGTCTGAGGGACTGGCTTAAGCGCGAGCATCCTCAGTTATATCTGCGATCTCTAGCGTCCGGCAGTGCACATGTCGCTGAACGTTTGGATTGGTTACTAGGTCGAATGACAGTTGGCTACTCCTGGGCTCATGCTGGTTTAGGAGCATTGGCCACAGGTCTAGCTGCCTCGAGCGTCACACGGATGCCCTTTCGAGGTCGTCAACGAGCTGCAGGCATGTGTGCGGTTTCAAACGACATCTCCAATTGGTTGAACGGCAATCCACTCACAGCAATGACTTGGATGAAACGGTAGTCTGCTGGCCTAAACTAGGCCCGCGACTATCACATGGGTGAAGAGCACGGCAGCAGCCGTGAAGCAGCATTGATACGCTGTGGCCCTACTCTAGAACGAGGATACGTTCATATACGCATGACCCACGTGGGTTTTCCAAATGC